CGAGAACGGTACACAGAGAATACATTAGAAACATTTAAAGAATTAAAAAAAGAAAAAGAAATACCTTCATCCGATTATATGAAAATTTGGTTAAGAGTCTATCCCCGTTTTGGATACCAGGAAATGAGTTATGCTGGTTATATCAGTTTTATCATTGAAGCGTGTAAACGATTAGGAACTGATGTAGTAAACAAATGTGTAGATCGATTTTTAAAAGATAAGGAAAGTGAGATTAAACAACTACGGTATTTTTTTCAGCAAGGTATTGATCAGTATTTGGTGAGGAAGCATCCAGCAGATAAGCCGATTATTGTCAAAGAGAAAATTTTTAATTGCTATGAATGCGGAGCAGAAAAGAGAAGCAAAGAAGATAAGCTACCCGCAAGTGAGTTATTTCATAATTGTGAAATGGAAGGAGAGTTTGTACCATCTTGGGAATATCAATCAAAACTTAATCAACAAAACCCACAACCAACTAAACCAACATCCGAGGAGAATGAAGTGAAAGTATTAAAAGAAATAGGATGGCTGAACTGATGTCATCCATCTTAGAAGAAGTTTTTAAAGGGAAACTTTTAAACAACGATGAAGGCTATCGCCTTAAACATAAACAGCGATGGAAGATTAGAAAGCAAAATAAAAATAATCAATACACTGCGGACAACATTGTAAAATATTGTTCTTGGTGTGGACATACCTGGGAGAAAGAAGTGTTAGGAAAACGCATCTTAAAGCATTCTAAAAACTTTATACCAATTCGAGGGAAAAAGAAACAAACTTGTCCAGATTGTAGTATTTATATCAGATAAATGACAAAAAGATGACAAATACTTTGACGTAGACGTTGTAGTTATGCCATATTCTCCCCAAATATGGATATAACTTTTTTAATTATACAGGGCATTCTTACTCTCGGTGCCTTCATTGCGGGGGCTTACATTTATCATAGGGGAACTATGGATAAGCCTCCGCTCCCTCTCAATTTTAACAAACAGGAAATAGAAGCTCAACCAGAGTGGGATCAAGTTTGATCCTGGATTTTCCATATTACTTCAATGATTTTAATTGCAAACAAGAATTAGATGCTTACCTGGCAGTATCTGCATTACGGGCTGGTATCTTTCCAGATGATATTTTAATTGCGTATGCCTAAAGAAGAAAAGCTAACAGAAAAACAAAAAATGTTCTGCAAGGAATATATGGTTGATCTAAATGCTACACAGGCTTGTATTCGTGCTGGATATAGCGAGAAAACTGCAAAAGTGATAGGTAGCCAGAACTTAACGAAACTTAACATACAAGAAGAGATAACAAAGCTAATGAAAGACCGTGAAGAACGGGTAAAGCTAACAGCGGATAAAGTCTTAGAAGATATTGAAAGAGTGCGAGGATTAGCGGAAGGATCAGAGCAGTACAATGTCAGTTTAAAAGCCAGTGAACTCCAGGGAAAACACTTGGCAATGTTTACAGATAAACAGCAAATAGATGCAGATGTAAAGATGCCAATAATACATTTCAATTTAAACGATGATTAAGTTCGATTTTAACGAAAACCAAAAGTCTTTTTTAAAGTGTGAAGAGCAAGTTATTGCTTTTTTTGGTGGTATTGGTAATGGAAAAACATTTGCGGGTATTGCGAAAGCATTAATGCGAATAATGGATGAAAAGAACCCACCACAGCTTGGTATGATCGCCAGGCAAACCTATCCAGAGCTTCGAGATAGTACACAGCGTACTTTTTTTGAATTATGTCATATGATGGGAATGCTCCCAGAGATTCATTACGAATACAGGAAGCAAGAGAATAGGGTAACCTTTAAAAATGGTCACGAAATTATATTTAGGTCTTTAGATGATCCCGCCAAGTTATTATCAATTAACTTAGGTTGGTTTTATATAGACCAGGCAGAAGAGGTAAGTGAGGAAGTATTTTTAACGCTGTTAGGGCGTTTAAGGGCGGTATCCACTCCGCAATGCTGGATCACGGGTAACCCACTTGGACATAACTGGATCTGGCATCGATTTATCCACGATCCTGTTCCAGGTAATATCATTTTTAATGCTAAGACTGAAGAGAATATCCACAATTTACCAGAGGGGTATATGGAGTCTCTTAAAAACAATTACAATGAGATATGGATCAATAGATACCTATATGGATCTTGGGATGCATTTGAAGGACAGATCTATCCAGACTTTGAGCCAAGTATTCACGTTAAAAGACATTTTGAAGTATCTCCAGAGTGGAGAAGGTTTATTGCAATCGATCACGGTAGGACTAATCCAACAGCGGTATTATGGGGAGCAGTAGACCAGGACGATGTATTATTTATTTATAGAGAGCATTACGAAGCTGGGCAAGATGTAGACTATCACGCCAGGGCAATTAATGCGTATATGAACGAAGGTCGTTATGAGACATACGTTATTGATCCATCAACAGGAGCTGGAAAGAAAGATGATCCAGAAACTATTGGTAACCGTTACAGACAGTTAAAAGTTCCTGTAGTCAATGCAAACAATGATGTCCAGGGTGGTATTGATAAGGTTACAGAGTATTTCAAGAAGAATAAGATTTATATACACAAGAGCTGTGAGAATCTGGTCAGAGAGTTAATCAATTACCAATGGGAACAGCCAAGTGCATCCAGGGCAGAGTTAAACCAACCAGAAAGACCATTAAAAAAGGATGATCACGCTTGTGATAGTTTAAAATATTTAATTGGAGAAGTTGTTGCCAGTAGTAAGAAGAAAGATGAACGCACTGATACGCAACGATTTATAGATAAGATAGTCGTTAATCACGACAGCACACAACCAAAATGGGATAGTTTATAATGGCTGGAATGGATTATTACGCATCTGCTGATCAGAGTGATGCATTAGACCAGGTAGCAGACGTTGCAGAACGTATACCGCAAATTAGAAACTGGTTAGATCGCAGTAAAAAAGCCAGAGATAAACAGGCAGATAGATGGCGTAAGAATGAACGCTTATACTATGGTAGGCACTGGGCATCTGCAAGTAAGGGAACTGAGAGTCAGTCCAGGATGATATTTAACTTTCCTTTAGCGGTAGTTGAAACCATCTTGCCGATCATTAATGATTTTCAGCCAACAGTAGATATATTGCCAAAAGAACAAAACGATGTATTCTTTGCCGATATGATGCAGAAGAGATTCCAGCAAATTGTAGAGGAATCTGATCTGTACGGTAAGATACTCCAAGCAGTAAAGGATAGTTTGATCTATTCCAATGGGTTTTTACAGATACTGCCAGAGATAAGTGATACAGGAGCATTTAAAGGTTTTGATATTCAAGTTATTGATCCTTTTTCTGTTATTCCTCATCCATATGCTAATGAATTAGACTTACAAGCGGGTGAGTATTTCTTATTTGCTGTGCCAATGGAAATATCAAAGATACAAAGAGAATATGATATTAAATGTAATGCCGATGGAAGATTAGACGATTATAAAGCATTTCAAAAGTCAGATGATAGCGGACTACAAAGTGATAATCCAGGAACTCAAGATGCAGATGTAGCCTTAGTAATTGAATGCTACAGCAATGAATTAGATACAGAGAAGTATCCATATGGAAGGCACACCGTAGTTGTTGGAGATAAGCTCATTGTTGATGAACCATTAGAATTATATCGGATGCCAGTATTTATGGTATCAAACTATAAAAGTCCTCACAACTTTTGGGGAATTGGAGAAACAGAATTAGTACGTACCCAGACTAAAGCAATTAATGAAACATTTAGCTCTATTAATGAAAATATTAGAAGAATGGGCTTTCCGATTAGAAAGGTAACGCAACGAGCAAAAGGTCAAATGACCAGACCGATCACAGGATCACCAGGAGAAGAGATTACTGTTGTAGATCCAAGTGATGTAACCTTTGAGACTCCACCGCCAATACCAGGATATATTCAGAATTATATTGCTCAAGTTGGTCAGTTTATGGAAAACATTACAGGCGTAAATGATGTAACGCAAGGACGTAAGCCAGGTGGTGTTACTTCTGGAAGGGCAATTGTAGCACTCCAAGAAGCCAGTCAAACCAGACAAAGATTTAAGATCAATAAAGAAATAGCCAGGTTTACCAAAGAGATCGGTGAGTATATGGTGCAGATGATTCTTACTTATGATGAGCAAATACGATCTATTAGAGAGCGGGATGCTGAAGGTTCTTTTGAGTTTACTGAATTTGATCCAGGTGGCGTATATGATGCAGATGGCAATCCAGAGAATAGTCCACAATTTAATCCTGGTACCGCCAGTTCACTTCGAGATAGTGAGTTTGATGTAAATGTTACTACTGGATCCAGATATGCACAAGGTAGAGTTGCCAATGAAGAACGAGCATTAGAGTTATTCCAGGTAGGTGTGTATGGTATTGAAGAGGTAGTAAATGCCTTAAATGTATCTGATAAACAGCAAGTAATACAAAACTGGTATGTGCGTAATCAGCAAGTACCACCACAACAGCAAGTAGAACAAGCGGAAGGAATGCAAGAGCAATTCAATATGTTAATTGAACAAGCAATGCAAGAGGGTGTTGGTGGTCAAGCAGAAGAAGCATTAGCACAAATGGCAACACAAAACCCTGGTTTATTAGAAGCTGAAGGTTTTCAAATGCTACCACCAGAGATGCAAGAAAGAATTATGACCGTTACAAATATGGTTGGCGGACAAGGTGAGATGGAACAAATGCCAGAATCAAGGGCTTGATCGGTATGTTTTCTAATTGTCCGCTAAAATTTAAAAGGAGATAAATAATGCCAAAGTTAAAAGGTAAAAAGTACCCATATACAAAGAAGGGTAAGAAGGCTTATAAAAAAGCATTAATGAATGTAAAAAAACGTAAGAAAGATTCTTCTGCTCAATCTAAAGAAGGTGAAAATCCTATGTATTTCGTTTCTGGAGAAGGAAGCAATTTCCCTCAAATGAATCAAAAACCAGCTAATGAAAAAAAAGTACAACGAGTTAATGATAAAATAAAATATGGCTATAGACCTCATAAATAAATGCACCACATATTAGGCATAGTAAACCTCGATGAAGTCCAAGATCTAAAGGATATGGGCAAATCTCAAGCTCGAACAAATGACTTTTCTAATGAAATCATTCAAAAGATAGCAAAACGCTATCAATCGGCTGTAGATGACCAGGAGCTTATTTTATCTACTCCAAGCTATTGGCGGATAGAAACAAGACCGAAAGGACACGATTGGCATTATGATGGATGTAAAGAAGAAAATGGTACTTTGGTTGATAACCATATGGCTTGGTGTAAGCTGGGGACATCTATTTTATTATCTGATCCAGATAGCTTTACAGGCGGAGAGTTAAAGTTTTTAATTGATGATCAAGAAGTGATCGTTCATAACCATTATTTAAGTGGGGTAATGTACTCTGCTGGAAAATATGATAAACCATTAAAGCATAAGGTAGAACCGCACAAAGGTGAAAGAACCGTGCTACTTATGTTTTTTGCAACAAAACCAGTGTCGAAAGACCAACTGAAAGGTAATTAAAATGGATAAAATCAATATAGCGGGGACAACGAATTTAGAAGTGACACCCGAATCAGAAAATTTAACCGTAGGAAATATATCTGCAACTCCAGAGGAAATCCCTTTTGAGTCAACAGATAGCTACGACAATATTTCTATTCCTGGAGAACTCTTAGGTGAACAGCCTCAAGAGCAATCCACCCAGGAAGAGACTACAGAACAGGCTGAGACTACAGAGTCTACAGAAACAGCAGAAACCCAATCCGCAACTGAAGAAAATCAAACTGAAGCAGAGACAGAAGAGCAAACCAATACGGTTAGTACAGAGTCCGAAGATAATTCTGGTGACTCCTTCGTTTACGAAGATCAAGATGGCTCAAAGTTTTCTACTGAAGATATTGAATTGTGGCGAACCGATAGCGTGAACAGACACGAGTGGCAGAAATCTAATACAGAAAAAGCCCAGCAGTTATCTGATCAGCGTAGAGCGGTAGAGCCATTAGTGCAGTTAGTGGACAAATTAAAAGAATCGGGAGAGTTCTCTGAAACGCTAAAAGAAGCGATTGAGGATGAACTTGGAAAAGAAGCGGGGCAACTGTACGAACAGTCCCTACAGATGGATAATAAAGACCTTCCGAATCCCTATGAATCTGAATTAACAGAAGCAAGGGAAAAACTGGAAACGATGGAATCAGAGCGGGAACTGGAACGATCTATGAGTCAATTGCGGTCTACTTATGAGTTGAGCGATACCCAAGTCCAGGAAGTATTGGACTTTGCAGTGTCTAACTTTGAAAAGACTGATCGAGTATTGACCTTAGAAGAGGCTTATAAGGTGATGAACTTTAATAAAGCTCCAGCTCCAGAACCTAAACCAAAGCCATCGGTACCAGTCAATGTAAAGAAGAATGTCGGTATCAAGGCAGATACAAATAAAAAAGCATCTACCTATGAGGATATTGACGTGGCTTCATTTTT